CAGATCAAGACGCGCAAGGTCAAATTACTGAGCGCTGGAAGCTTGACATGCAATCCGACTCTTTTCTTTCTAAAAACATTAGACCTCTAGTTTTAATTTATTTAACATTCATATTTACCGCCTTGTCGTTTTTTGACGGTAACATAGGCGGTTTTCAAGTGGCTGAAGAATATATACCTATTTTTCAGTCTTTACTTATTACAGTGTATGGTGCATATTTTGTAGGCAGAACTTGGGAAAAGTCTAAAAAACAATAATAAATGGCAAGAATAGGTACATATTCAAATGATGTTAATCTTACCCGACGAGATAAAATATTAGGTACGGATTCATCTGGTTCAGTGACCATAAATTATACACTAGATAGCTTGGCTAATTTTTTAAGCAGCAAAGGACTTGTTGCTGTAGGAGGTCAAGTAATGTACCAATTTGGAACAGCACAGTCTGCTGGAAAATTTACAGGAGTTGCAGGTAATACGGCATTTTCTTCTGTTACATTATTAAAATTTAATCAAATAGACCAGTCTGAGCAAGATATAAGTAATTTTATAGAAGAATATTCAGGCAATAAAATTATACTATCTCAAACAGACGATAAAGATGTTTACGGTATATATAATGTTGATTCCGTAACAAAGCCCTCTGGGCAGAATTTTTTTAATATAACATTAACTGCTGAGTCTACAAACGGGGCTTTGACTCTTGATAAATATTATGTAATATCTTTTGCGGGAGCGGGAGATAAACATCATGTTCACCCTCAGGGGCAGGCTCGTGCAACGTGGAGCGTTCAGCACAATCTAGGAAAATACCCGTCGGTTGCAGTTGTTTTGTCAACAGGACAAAAAGGCTATGGCGACGTAAATTACACATCAAAAAATAGTTTAACAATAACTTTTGCTGGTGCTGAATCAGGCAAAGCATATATGAATTAAAATTATGGCAATTCCATTTCTTAACAATATAAATTTATCAGACAACGAGCTGCAAAACGCAAAACTGCATAAAACGTCGTCAACACCTACTTCAGCAGAAGGGCAAATCTATTTTCATACTACTGGCAAAACAGTCAATGTACATAGCGGGTCAAGCTGGGAAACTGTTGCTTTTAGAAGCTGGGTAACTTCAAACTTTAATGATTACACATTACCAGTCGCTACAAATAGCGCACTGGGAGGTGTAAAAATAGGTTATACCGAAAGCGGTAAAAATTATCCTATAGAATTAGATGGCGATAACAAGGCTTTCGTAAATGTACCATGGACTGATACTTCTGCTTTAACAAGCGAGGAGGTTATGGATATAGCCGGACCTTTAGTTGCTACAGGCGGCACAAAAACTCGCATTAGCGTCACATACGACGATACTAATAATAATATGGATTTTGTAGTTGATGCTACAAACATAACTATATCAGAAGGCGCTAGCACCGTTGAAATTCAATCTTCAACAGGCACAAATGATTCTATCGCTGCTGCAACACAAAGTTTAGCGGGGGTAATGACAGCTTCAGATAAAACTAAGCTTGACGGTGTGGACGATAGCGCAAACAACTATAGTTTAGATTTAACTAAGTTAAACGCTGTTACTTCTGTAATGACAGGAAGCGACACGCTGACTATTGGAGATTCAGGCGATGACACTCAAGTTACTATAAAAGGTAACTTAACGGTTATTGGAAAAACCATTACTAATAATGTTGAAACAGTTAGCACATCGAGTGGCGTTATATTTGAAGGAACGGCTGCTGATGGAAATGATGCAACTCTTGTTTCAACCGTAGCGGGTTCAAGTAAAACATATACGTTACCTAATTTAGCTGGTCACGTAGCTTTATTTTCAACTGCTCCCACAGCAACTATAACATCAACCCCATCTGAATTAAACATATTAGACGGTGCAACTGTAACAACCAGCGAATTAAATATATTAGATGGTGTAACATCAACCGCATCAGAGTTAAATATACTAGATGGGGTAACATCCACTACTGCTGAATTAAACATTTTGGATGGTGTAACATCCACTACGGCGGAATTAAATATACTAGATGGTGTTACCGCTACGGCATCTGAAATTAACCTTTTAGATGGCGTAACGTCTTTAGCTCATACAGGCAAAAAGACTAAAAAAATATCAGGTGATGGAACAGAAACCACGTTTTCGCTGTCGCATGGATTAAACAATGCACTTGTTAGTGTTGAAATTTTAGATTATGGTAATAACGGCACTGGAGCTACTTACGAAAGAGTTTTTGCCGACGTGACTGCCACATCGGGATCAGAAACTAGCAGCGTTGATGTTTCTTTTGGATCCGCTCCGAGTGCAACGCAGGATTATGTTGTTTTAATTAGTTCATTCCCTGCAATATCATAATAAACAATTAAATAAAATATGGCAATACCATTTCTTAAAGGTATAGACGTATCCGGCACTGTTGATTTAAGTAACTTAACAATCGACAGTGCTCAAGGTACAGATGGGCAAGTATTAACTTCTACAGGTTCAGGTATTGCTTGGGAAAATGCTTCTGGAGGCGCTAGCCTTTCAGGTGGTGAAGCTAATAAAGTAGCCATATGGAGCGCTACTGATACTTTAACACATAATGACAACTTTCATTTTGATACTACAAATGTAAGGCTTGGCATAGGTACGTCAAGCCCATATGCTAAGCTTCACATTAAAGAAACAAGTAATTCCGGATCGGCAGGGTATCTTTTGCAAGTGCAAAGTGTAAACGGGGGAGGTGATTATTTTAATACATCTGGTTTTCATAGAGACAGCAGTCAAAACATGCGTCTATCCCTTAATAGGAACACCCAGATCAACGGGAACACAGTGTTAATAAATTCTTCTGGCGATTCTTATTTAGTCGGAGGTGATGTAGGGATAGGAACGTATAGCCCTGGTCAAAAACTTCACGTAAATGGCAATGTTACAGCTGACAGATATTATGAAAATGGCAGTACAACATATTATTTAGAACCTGCTAGCAACAGTAATCTATTTTCATTAGATATTGGTAATAGTTCTTTTGATAACAATGGTAATTTTGATATAGGAGACACCGCAGGTATTAACTCCGGAACAAGCATGCATTGTGATGGCTCTAATATTAAAATAGAAAGTGGAGCGGGCTTTGTTTACTTTACAACAGGGACTAGCGGTAGTTCTTTTGGCGGTGATTTAACTGTATCAGGTGGAGATATAATACTAGGTGGCACTGGCAGAATACAAGGTATTGATACTGTATCAGCAAGTACAGATGCTGCGTCTAAGGGATATGTTGACGGTTTAGCTTCAAATTATGCTGCAGCGGGCGATGAGAACATTATTGATGGCGCTTTATCTATATGGAATGCAGATGGGGATGGTGATGTGTTTACGTACAACGATTCTAACCCTGTACACAACGGAAAAACCTTAGGCGCTGTTATTAATATTAAAGGTGATGGAGCGGAAAATGGGTCACTAGTTAGAGCAGGTGTTTATACTGGCGATCACATATCTGTATCAAGAGGTTATTATGTTGGCACCGAATTAAATACCACAACAGCAAATACTACACAAGTAATTAATAGCAGTGGTTATTGGTCAAGCTACCCTGTTTTTCCTTATGATTCATTTTCTAAAACTGACATATCAACTAGAACAGAAACTGGATTTTATCAAGATTCATCACCCACATCAGGAGAAGGCTGGCCGGCTTTAGGAGGTAATACATCATGGGCTCATTTAATTTCTTGTACGCACAGCAATGATAGCAATTACTACGCTATGCAGCTCTCTGCAAGTTTTTATAATCAAAACCTTTACTATAGAAGCACCGCTGGTTCTGGAACAACGGGTTGGTCTAAAATGTGGAGTGATCAAAATGACGGCTCAGGTTCAGGACTAGACGCAGATTTATTAGACGGTCAACAAGGAAGTTATTATGCAAATAAAGACCATATAAGATCTTTAGGAACAGTAACTTTAAATGACGGAACAACAACGGCGGCTATTATAAGCGAAATAGAAAACTTTGGAGGGTTTGATTCTTTTACTTCAGTATTTAAAACGAACTGGAGCTATGCTGGTAATTCAGATTTGTCGGATGCAGGAAGATTGACAGAGCTAGCAGGCACCTCGTGGTTAACCTGGACAGATAACTCTTCTGACAGCACAAGAGGAAATATTACAGCGCTGGTTATAGCGCCTAATACTGGTGGATCTGCAAATAAAATGTTTGTTTATAATGACCAAGGATCTAGTTATAGCCCTGGTTGGAGAGAAATTTGGACAAGCGCTTCTGACGGCTCAGGTTCAGGATTAGATGCTGACTTGCTTGATGGGCAGCAGGGAAGTTACTATGCCGCTGCATCCTCACTAGGAAATTATTTACCGTTATCCGGCGGCACACTGTCTGGAGATTTAACAGTAAACGGCGGAAATATAGCTGTAAATAATAATAACGGTGGTATACAGTTTAATGATGTTAATAGCTACTGGTTAAGAACTGCAACTAACTGGGGCATATACTGGGACACTTCTAATAATCAACTAAAGTTTAACGGTGCGGGTACTACTAGGGCATTTATAGATTTAGATACCGGTAGAATACAAGGTAGTGAACATGCTATTTTTGCAAATAATGTATATGCAGGTGGTGCACAAGGATTTGTCTTTGGTAGCTCTACTTCAGAGGGCGAATATATTAAAAGAAACGGTAATAATATTGAATTTGTAGCCAATGGAGGAATAATGTTTGATATCACAGCTTCTAACGGAGTTCACGTTAGAAACGGATCTAATTATTATGCACAAATTTCTAACACTGGGCATGGACGATTTGGAAATGATGTGGTTGCATACTATAATTTTTCTGACAAGCGTCTTAAAACAAATATAAAGCCCACTACAGGTAATTTAGATAAAGTATTAAAGCTAAACCCAGTTGAATATAATTGGAAAGAAGGGTATAGAAAAGACAAAAAAGAAATTGGTCTTATAGCACAAGAGGTTGAAAAAATTATCCCAGAAGTAGTTAGAGAAAACGAAAGACTAAATGACGATACCTCATACAAACAAGTTGACTACGAGCATCTTGTTTCAACTTTGATAGGAGCAGTTCAAGAACAACAAAAACAAATTGATGAACTTAAATCTATAATCAATGGCAGTTCCTAGTTCTAGCACCCTTAACTTATCTTTGTTTAAAATTGCTCTAGAAATGGAATTTAACGACTATACTAATACTATGCCTTATAGTATATATAGGGATTCCGTTAATGGAGCTACCCCTGTTTCATTAACAAATATGAGTACAGGCGCAGGCGGGTTTGATGCTATTAATACAGCAAATGCTTCTGCAGATAGACCAGACGGGTCTACTCCTCATAGCATGTCTGAATTTTACTCTTATGATCACGACAAAACAGCTTTAACATTGCTCCAAACAATAACCGGCCAGCAACACTCTTCGCAAACAACATCATCAACTCAATACTCAATAAACGTTGGTGCTTTTAAAGGTAAAACGGTCAGAGCTGTATTTCATTACGTTTCAGGATCAAACTACACAGGTGATGTTCAGTTAGATATGATATCTATGCCTTGGTATGGGAGTTTTTTTGGAAGCCCCAATCAATGGCAAGCAATGAGTACTGGTTTTGGAGGCTCTACGTTTAGCGCAGCACAATTAAAACCGAATTTTACTTTAAATGGCAATTGGGAAACAAATACAAACAATTCAAGTAGTTACACAGCAACAACGTTTGGTAGCATTGGAACTAACACAGGTGCTTACGGAAGATGGGTTGGAAGAAGCAACGGAACTCCTTCTGGAAGTACTGGTTTAACATCAAGCCCTTTTAGCGGTATGCATGTATATACTGAAACTAGTAGCAATGGTTCTGGTTATCCAAATAAAAACTTTTGGCTACGAAGCCCTGAGTGGAGTTATATTGACAATGAGGTCGGCAGTCCTACTTTTACTTTTTTTTATGGAGCGTATGGAGCAACCGTTGGAACAATGAGAGTTTATTTTTTAGAAGTTTAGATAATTATTAAAACAAGTGATTATTTAACATATATACAACCAATAAATTATAAATTATGAATATGAGTTACGAGTGGGCGATTACGGCTATGAAAAAAGCACCCACGTTAGACGGATTGTCGAATGTAATCACACACATTAATTTTAAATATACAGGAACAGATGCTGATTCAGGGCATTCAGCTGTATTTAATGGCGCTTGCCCATTAGTAGTTCCTGAAGAAGGGTATGCTGAAGGTGATTTTATAGCGTTAGCGGATCTTACAGAGGCTAAAGTTATTGAGTGGGCTAAAGCTGCTCACCCAACAAATCACATGAACTCTCTGATTGAAGAAGAAATTAATAGAATAATTACACCAACAAATGTAGAGGTAACTGGAGAAGAATTATCTTTTCTTGCGCCTCCTGCAGAAAGTGAAGAATAACCATTAACCACAATTAAATTAAATTATTATGTCAAAAATTAAAGATGAGCAGCTTACTAAGCTACAAGAACTAGTTAACAATTTAAATCAAATCCAATCGCAATTAGGAAGTATTGAGCTTCAGAAACACGGTTTATTACATCAATCAAGCGAATTGCAGGGTGGATTAAAAGAGTTCCAAGACGAGCTTGAAAAAGAATACGGTAGAGTTTCTATTAATATTCAAGACGGAACTTACGAAGAAATAACCGAGGAAGATGAATCTGATAAGAAAGATTAGTATCGGTAGAGACTATAAAAACGAAGCTATGCATTACTCCGTAGGTCAAGAGGTCTACGGAGGGCATACTATTTGTGATATAGTTGAAGCTGATGATAAATATAGTATTTATATTAAAAAACATAACGACGTGCTGCCCTGGAAAGATTTTAATAAAAACATGGCGGTAGCAGTAGAATACAACCTAGAATATTAATGCGAAGTATATTTAATTTTATTATAGCCCCAAAAGAAGATAGATACAATAATAAAAAATCTATAGGCGGTAAAGAATTAATATTGAATACCGAAATATCTGATCACAAGTATGTAAGCAGAAACGGTGTTGTTTTTGAAACGCCGCTTGAATTAAAAACAGATATTAAAAAAGGTGATGAGGTTATATTACATCATAATGTTTTTAGAAGGTGGTATGACATGAGGGGGCGCGAAAAAAACTCAGCGGGGTTTTTGGATGAAAATAAATATTTTGTTGATACCGATCAAATATTTCTTTATAAGAGAAATAAAGAATGGTGCGCCCTCAAAGGATATTGTTTTGTAAAACCTATTGAATCAATAGATAAATTTGATATAAACCCAGAAAGACCTTTAATAGGTGTCATTAAGTTTGTTGATAAAGAGCTTCAGAAAAATGGTATTAAAAAAAATGATCTTGTAGGTTTTACGCCTGACAGTGAATATGAATTTGTTGTTGATGGTGAAAGAATGTATAGGGTAACAACTAATTCAATTTCTATTAAATATGAATATCAAGGAGACGAAACAGAATATAATCCGAGCTGGTTACAAGGCGGTTGATGAGCTTATACATGTTGCAGAAGAAAAGATCATAACAAATACAGAAGATGATGTATCTGCGGATAGGCTTAAGAATGCAGCAGCAACCAAGAAGCTAGCAATTTTTGATGCGTTTGAAATTCTAAATAGAATAGAAGAAGAAAAAGCAATACTGTTAAATAAACCTAAAGAAGAAAAAAAAGAAGCGTTTAGCGGTTTTGCAGAAAAAAGATCAAGATAATGTACGAGCAAACTTTATTTGAGGTTATTGAACCAATTAAAATAAACACGCTCAAACGGCATAACAAAGCGCGTAGGTGGAAGTATGGTTACGACAAAGAAAATGATGTTGTAGTTATTAGCAAGACAGGGCAAATTGGAGATGTGTATAGCATACAAAATTTAAAAATTGCGTTGCCTCCTATGCCTGCTAAAATTGCCAAAGGCAAAAACAAATGGAGCAGAAGTGATTACCCAAAAGAATTAAATAGAATAAAAACAATCTTTGATTGGAAAAGCTATCCAGAAGAATTCAAAGATCAATGGGAACCATATATAGATGAAGAGTTTAAAAGACGCGATGAAGGTCATTGGTTCTATAATAAGAACAAGCCTGCTTATATTACTGGCACTCATTACATGTACTTGCAGTGGAGTAAGATTGACGTTGGGGCCCCTGAATTTAGAGAGGCAAACAGATTATTCTTTATATTTTGGGAAGCATGCAAAGCCGATCAGCGGTGTTATGGAATGTGCTATCTCAAAAACAGACGCTCTGGCTTTTCATTCATGGCATCATCAGAAGCTGTTAACATGGCAACAATATCATCCGATTCACGGTTTGGCATACTGTCCAAATCCGGGGCTGACGCTAAGAAAATGTTCACAGATAAAGTTGTTCCAATATCCGTCAACTACCCGTTCTTTTTTAAACCAATACAAGACGGTATGGATCGTCCCAAAACCGAACTTGCATATAGAGTACCCGCCTCAAAACTCACGCGTAAATCTATACAGTCAGGGCAGACGCGGGAAGAGCTACAAGGGCTTGACACAACAATCGACTGGAAGAACACGGGCGATAACTCCTATGACGGCGAAAAACTCAAACTCCTCGTACACGACGAGTCGGGCAAATGGGAACGGCCGGACAACATCCTCAACAACTGGCGAGTCACGAAGACAACGCTAAGGTTAGGTAGCAGGGTTATTGGTAAATGTATGATGGGGTCTACAAGCAATGCTTTAGACAAAGGCGGCGAAAACTTTAAAAAACTATATTATGATTCGGACGTTACAAAGCGAAACGCTAATGGACAGACTCGCTCAGGATTATATTCTTTGTTCATACCTATGGAATGGAACTACGAAGGATTCATTGATTCTTTTGGAAACCCTGTCTTTGATACGCCGCAAAAACCAATTGAAGGCCCGTATGGAGACCTTATTGAGGTCGGAGTTATAGATCATTGGAACAATGAAGTTGATGGTTTAAAAGGAGACCAGGATGCTTTAAACGAGATGTATAGGCAGTTTCCACGCACAGAAGAACATGCTTTTAGAGATGAAACACAAAATAGCATATTTAATCTTGCAAAAATATACGAACAAATAGATTATAACGACGATATATATTCGTCGGCAGGTGTAACACAGGGTAGCTTTAGTTGGGCTAACGGAATAAAAGATAGCAAAGTTATATTTACACCAAACCCAAATGGAAGATTTAAAGTTAGTTGGGTTCCACCTACAAATCTTCAAAACCGCGTAATAGAGAAAAGGGGGGTGTTATACCCCGGAAACGAGCACGTCGGCGCATTTGGTTGTGACTCATATGATATATCAGGAACAACAGATGGGCAAGGATCTAAAGGCGCACTACACGGATTAACTAAATTTAGCATGGAAGAAGCGCCGTCTAATATGTTTTTCCTTGAATATATTGCACGGCCTCAAACAGCTGAAATGTTTTTTGAAGATGTGCTTATGGCGTTGCATTTTTATGGCATGCCAATACTAGCAGAGAATAACAAACCTAGATTATTATATTATTTAAAGCGCAGAGGCTACAGAAAGTTTTCAATAAACAGACCTGATAAAGCATTTAATAAATTGTCTGTTGCTGAAAAAGAAATAGGCGGAATGCCTAACTCAAGTGAAGATATTAAGCAGGCTCATGCAGCTGCTATAGAATCTTATATACAAAAATATGTAGGATTAGTAGAAGATGGAACTTACGGTCAAATGTATTTTAATGGTACGCTTAATGATTGGGCTAAGTTCGATCTAAATAAAAGAACAAAGTTTGACGCCGCTATTAGTTCGGGGTTAGCTATCATGGCATGCAATAGACATTTGTATGCACCCAACCAAGAACGGCAAAAATTAAAATTATCCTTTAATATCGCAAGGTATAAAAATGAAGGGCAAAAATCAAAACTAATAAAAAATTATGGCTGAATCAGTTGTAAAAAGTTATTTTCCAAGCCAAACGGCTAGCGATATTAAAAAAGCGAGCCCAGAATATGGTCTTGATGTTGCTCGTGCTATAGAAAGCGAATGGTTTAAAAGAGATTCCTCTGGCAATAGATATTATATAAATCAGAATTCTTATCATAAACTTAGACTATACGCTCGCGGCGAGCAGTCTGTGCAAAAATATAAAGACGAATTATCTATTAATGGAGATTTATCTTATCTTAATTTAGATTGGAAGCCTGTGCCGATTATACCAAAATTTGTAGATATAGTTGTTAATGGCATGGCTCAAAGAACATATGATGTTAACGCATACTCGCAAGACCCATTTGGTGTTGAAAAAAGAACTGAGTATATGGAAAGTATACTTAATGATATGCGCAGTAAAGAGCTTACTGATTTTGCAGCTGAAAACTTTGGCGTTAATTTAAGAGAAAGCAATGTGCCTGAGTTACCGCAAAATGAAGATGAACTTGCTTTGCATATGCAGCTTAATTATAAGCAGGCTATTGAAATAGCAGAGGAGCAAGCTATATCTGTTACTTTAGAGAAAAATAGATACGAGCTCACTAAAAAACGTTTTTATTATGATTTGGCCGTATTAGGTATTGCGTGTGTTAAAACTGAATATAATAATTCAGAAGGCATTAAAATTAGCTATGTTGATCCCGCTAATTTAGTTTATTCTTTTACAGAATCGCCTTATTTTGAAGATATATATTATGTTGGGGAAATAAAAACAATACCTGTTAATGAACTTAAAAAGCAGTTTCCAAATTTAACTAATGAAGATTTAGAGCAGCTTGGCTCAAAAGGTTATTCAAACTACAGAATATATAATAAATTTAATACAGAAACAAACAGGCAAGACGCTAACACTGTAGATGTGTTATATTTTAATTATAAAACTTTTCACAACGAAGTTTATAAAGTAAAAAGCACTGTAACAGGCGCAGAAAAAATTATAATTAAAGACGAAACGTTTAATCCACCTATAGACGCGAGGGCTAGGTTTGAAAGAATAGCTAGAAACATAGAAGTACTATACGAGGGTGTATATATTCCAGGAGCTAACATGCTGCTCGACTGGAAGCTTGCTGAAAACATGCTACGCCCTAAAAGCGACTCTACTAAAGTTAGAACAAATTATTCTATAGTAGCCCCTAGAATATATAACGGCAAGGTAGAATCTTTAGTTAGCAGAATAACTGGTTTTGCGGATATGATTCAGTTAACGCATTTAAAGTTGCAGCAGGTACTATCACGCATGGTACCAGATGGTGTTTATTTAGATGCTGATGGTATTGCCGAAATAGATTTAGGTAATGGAACAAATTATAATCCGCAAGAAGCATTAAATATGTTTTTTCAAACAGGATCTGTAATTGGAAGATCTTTTACATCTGACGGTGATATGAACCCAGGTAAAGTGCCAATTCAAGAAATTGCATCTGGTTCTGGCAATAATAAGATAGGGTCATTAATAAGTACATATAATTATTATTTGCAAATGATGCGAGATGCTACGGGTCTTAACGAAGCGAGGGATGGTAGTACGCCTGATAAAAATGCATTGGTTGGTATACAAAAAATAGCAGCCGCTAATTCTAATACAGCTACAAGGCATATATTACAGGCTGGATTATTTTTAACAGCCGAAACTGCTGAAAAAATATCTTTAAGAATATCTGATATTATAGAGTACTCGCCCGCAAGGGAAGCGTTTATACAAGCAATAGGGGTGCATAATGTAGCTACACTTTCAGAATTGGACGAGTTACATTTACATGATTTCGGAATATTTATTGATTTAATGCCTGACGAGGAGGAAGCTCAAAAGCTTGAAAATAATATACAGACAGCATTGTCGGCATCTTTAATTGATCTTGAAGATGCTATAGATTTAAGAGAAATTAAAAATATTCAGCTTGCAAATCAAATGCTAAAAATACGTAGACGCAAAAAGCTAGAGCGCGACCAAATGATGCAGCAGCAAAATATACAAGCTCAAGCCGAGGCAAACGCGCAATCACAACAAGTAGCCGCTCAGGCGGAAGTGCAAAAGCAGCAAGCACTAACCGCTCAAAAAGCAGAACTTAAGCAACTAGAGTCACAACTTGAAATGCAAAAATTATCAAACGAGGCTCAGCTTAAAAAAGATTTAATGCAGCTAGAATTTCAAATGAATATGCGATTAAAAGGCATAGAAGTTGAAGGCAGCAAAGCTGCAATTAAAGAAAAAGAAGATCGCAAAGATGAGCGAACAAAAATCCAAGCAACTCAACAAAGTGAGCTTATTGATCAAAGAAAAAATAATTTACCACCAAAAGTATTTGAATCCGCAGGAAACGATATACTTAGCGGTGATTTTGACTTAGGTTCTTTTGAACCCAAGTAATGTATAGTGTATAATCTTATAATATTTTATTATGTCTGAAAACGTTGAAGCAAAAGCTATTGAAAGCGAAGAGTTATCAATACAAGAAAAAGAAGAAGCCCTGCAAGAACAAGCAGGCACTGTATTTGAAGACGGTATGTATAAAGTTGATTTAAATCAGCCTCCCGCCGCCGAACAAAATAAAGAAGAAGAAAATGCCGTTCAAGAACAAGAAGCAGAGGGCAGCGTGCTACGCGGAGATGAACCGGTTGAAGAAGCAGGGGAAAAAGCCGAAGTGGAATTGCCAGAAGTGGGACAAGAAAACCAAGAAGAAACTGAAGAAGTAATTTTAGAAGAGCTTACAGAAGTTGAGGAAAAGCAAGAAGAAACAATAAAAGAAGTTGAAGATCTTGCTGAAGAAGTTGAAGAAGCATTTCAAAAAGAAGAGGAGGAAGGCGTAGAACTTCCTGAAAATATTCAAAAGGTTGTTGATTTTATAAACGAAACAGGCGGATCGCTTGAAGACTATGTAGCGCTTAACAAAGATTATTCAAATGTAGATGATCTTGCATTACTTAGAGAATATTATCAACAATCTAAACCACATCTGTCATCCGAAGAAATCGACTTTCTTATTGAAGATAAATTTACATTTGATGAAGAAGTTGACGATGAAAGAGATGTAAAAAGAAAAAAATTAGCATTCAAAGAAGAGGTGGCAAGCGCTAAGTCTGAACTCGAAGGGCTAAAAACCAAATACTATGAAGAAATCAAAGCTGGGTCTAGGCTTACGCAAGATCAACAAAAGGCTGTAGATTTTTTCAATAGGTATAACACAGAAAACGAAGAATCATCAAAAATAGCTGAAAAAGCTAAATCTGTATTTTTGCAAAAAACAGATCAAGTGTTTAATGACGAATTCAAAGGTTTTGAATATAAAGTTGGTGATAAACGCTACAGATTTAATGTAAAAGACACAGATGAGGTTAAAACAACTCAGAGCGACATTAATAATTTCATTAGAAAGTTTCTAAATGAGGACCAGGTTATGAGTGACGCAAAAGGTTATCACAAATCATTATTTACAGCTATGAATGCAGATGCTATTGCAAATCACTTTTATCAGCAAGGAAAATCCGACGCGATGAAAGAAAGCATGAAAACAGCTAAGAATATTAATATGGATCCGAGAGGGGTGCATACAAAAAATACTCAAAGCGGTATGCAAGCAAAAGTTTTGGCAGGAAATGATACTTCTAAATTAAAACTAAAACTTAAAAATTATTAAAAATTTAAAAAATGGCAGCAATTGATTTTGGTAACAATTTACCACCTGAGTTTACACCTTACGCAAGTAAGACTGTAACAGCTGGTAATTACCTAAACTTTCACGGGAGCGGCGGCAGAAACTGGTCCCAACAATATCTTCCTGAGCTTTACGAACAAGAAGTAGAGCGTTATGGAAATCGTTCAATCTCATCTTTCCTACGTATGGTAGGTGCAGAAATGCCTATGGCTTCTGATCAAATTATTTGGTCTGAGCAAGGGCGTTTGCATTTAGCATATGAGGGGGCAACTGTTACTAATGCAGGCTTAATCGATATTAATGGAGCCGCAGCGGGAACGCATGCAGTAAGAGTAGGGCAAACAATTGTTCTTTCAGACAATCAAACAACTCCTACTATTATCAAATGTTATGTTAGCGCTGTTGCAGCTGATAACACTACTTTAACTGTTGTACCTTATTCTGGAGGCGCGACTGTTGGAGAGGTAACTGGTTTTGACACAGTTGATGACGCTGGAGGTAATACCTGTAGCTTTTTCGTTTATGGTTCTGAATTTAAAAAGGGCCAAGCGGGAATGTCAGGATCTGTAACACCTGAATTCCAGTCTTTTACAAATAAGCCAATTATTCTTAAAGATAAATTTGAAGTATCAGGATCTGACGCTTCTCAAATTGGCTGGGTAGAAGTTTCTGGTGAAGGAGGGCAATCAGGTTATTTGTGGTACATGAAGGCTGAAGGCGACACTCGTGTTCGGTTTGAAGACTACTTAGAAATGACTATGGTTGAAGCAGAATTTGCAAAATCTTCTGGAGGCGTAGACGCTATTTTAGGAACTGACGGATCTGATAATACCGCAGGTACCGAAGGGCTCTTCGCGGCTATTCAAGCAAGAGGTCACGTAGCTGAAAAACTTTTTGACGATGCCACAGACCTTATTGCTGATTTTGATGAAATACTTAAAAAGCTAGATAAACAAGGCGCTATTGAAGAAAATTTACTTTTCTTAAATCGTACATCTACACTAAAAGTTGATGACGCTCTTGCAGATATCTCTGCTGGTAGTGCTGGTGGTACTGCTTTCGGTATTTTTGAAAATAGCGAAGATATGGCTCTTAATCTTGGATTTAGAGGATTCCGAAGAGGATCGTATGATTTTTACAAAACTGATTGGAAATATCTAAACAACTCATCTACTCGTGGATTGTTTTCAGATATTGAAGGTGTATTAGTTCCAGCTGGTACTTCTTCTGTATACGATCAAATGTTAGGTAAAAACGTTCGTCGTCCTTTCTTACACGTACGTTATAAAGCTTCTGAAGCTGATGATCGAAGAATGAAATCTTGGATTACTGGTTCAGTTGGCGGGGCAGCAACTTCTGACCTTGACGTAATGGAGGTTCACTATTTATCTGAAAGATGTTTAGTAACTCAAGCGGCTAATAACTTTATGTTGTTTAAAGCTTAATATTTTACATTAAATCCGGGGTCATTTATTTGGCCCTGGGTTTATTTTAATTTTTTTATTTTATTATATCATGGCAAAAAAAGAAACAAAAACAGCCCCAGTTAAAAGTTGGGAGCGAAAAGACAGAACATACTATTTACTAGGCAATCAGTCGCCTTTAACTTATACTATTTCATCAAAAAATATAATGTGGTACGACGAAGAACTAGGGTATGAAAGAGAAATAAAGTATACTGCGAACCAAAAAACTCCTTTTGCAGATGAGTTTAAAGGACAATCAAGATTAGAACATATTGTATTTTCAGATGGTGTTTTATCTGTGCCTAAGGAAAAAGTAGTTTTACAACAAATACTATCACTGTATCATCCTGGAAAGGGTAAAGTTTATGAAGAGTTTGACGCAGAAGAACAAGCAGAAGATCAGCTATCTCAAATAGAGTTAGAGTTTGACGCAATGGAAATTGCAATGAGCATGGAAGTTGATCAAGCCGAAGCAATATTAAGAACTGAATTAGGTTCTAAGGTCGTTGGATTAACGTCTAGAGAGCTTAAAAGAGACTTGATGGTATTCGCTAAAAAAAACCCGGGGCTATTAATAGAGCTCGCAAATGACGAAAATATAAATATTAGAAATATAGGTATTAAGTCAGTTGAACAAGGCATTATAAAGCTTTCAAATGATCAAAGAACATTTGCTTGGGCTAGCAATAATAGAAAATTAATAACAGTACCATTTGATGAAAATCCATATTCAGCATTAGCTGCATATTTTAAAACGGACGAGGGTATTGAAGTTTACCAAACAATAGAAAAACGTTTGGCTTAAAAGTTGTGAAAGGCTCACAACTTTGTGGGCCTTTTTTATTAAAAAAATAATATGGCAATAAGTGTAGATACAGTATATCAAAGAGTATTGGCAATACTTAATAAAGAACAGCGTGGGTATTTATCACCTACTGAATATAACTTATTCGCTAATCAAGCAGAACTTGATATATTTGAACAATATTTTTACGATTTAAATCAGTTTAGCAGATTGCCGGGTAATAGCACAGAGTACTCGGATATGGTTGATATACTTGAAGAAAAAATAAGTTTATTTGAAACTTCTGGTTCAACTACATACGCAAATAACTATTGGCCAGAGCCGTCTGATCTTTATAGACTTGGCTCAGTTATTTATAACGGAAGCGAAGCAGAACACGTTAATAAAAACGAATATTTATACATTACTTCATCGCCGCTTTCAAAACCAACAAATGATTTTCCTATATACACTAGAGGCGCAAGTGGAATCAAAGTATATGGCAATTCTGAAATAACCGCAGACGTTACATTTCAATATATTAAAAAGCCAAACGCTCCTAATGAAGTTGAGTGGGCTTTTACAGAGGTTAATGGAAATGCCCTTTGGAATAGCTCAAGTAGCGAAAATTTTCATTTACATGAATCCGAAGAACCTGAATTGGTTATAAAAATTCTTCAGTTAGCGGGTGTATCTATAAAAGATCCTAGTATATATCAAATGGGCACTGCTGAAGAAGTAAAAAGTACTCAACAAGAAAAAGCATAATAAATGGCATTATTCAATATATCACAAGAACGTTATTATAATAACAGTGTAAACTTTATAGGCAATGGTGCGCAAACAACTTTTGTACTTACCACTGATATGTTCAGCCCTTTGCCGCAAGATAAAGGAGAATTGGAAGTATTTGTAAATGGCAAATTAATTAATATAAATAATTATAATTATAGCGGCAGCTCAATAACTTTTGATGCTAATACAAATAATACAGATGTGTTAGAATCAGGAGGGGCTCCTAAGCTTGATTTATTAATTACAATTGTTCAAATAAATGCAGAAGACAAGCTAGGAGGTTATCAGTATTTAACGCTAAAAGATATTGTAAATAATTTTATAATAGCTTACGTTGGTGAAGAAAAAATTATACCAAAAGCAAAAAGAAGTAATGTATTGTTTTTTGCTCAAAGAGCAATTCAAGAATTAAGCTATGATACGCTGCGAAGTGAAAAGTCTCAAGAAATTGAAATACCTCCGAGTCTCGAAATGAAGCTGCCACATGACTATGTGAACTACATTAAGCTCACCTGGTGCGACGATAAAGGAATTGAGCACACTATTATGCCTGCGCTAAAAACAAGCAATCCTACGGCTTTATTACAAGACAGCGAATTTAACTATTTATTTGACAGTAGCGGTGAATTGCTAAAAGCAGATCAGTCTGAAACATTTAAAAAGTTTAAAGCGCAAAACGCAACTGCGGACGCTATAAAAGATTTTTATATAGAAGATAATAGAACATTTCAGGTGCTGCACGGAAGAAGGTACGGCGCTGACCCTCAACATATGAATTCTAATGGGTCGTTTTTTATAGATATGGTTAAAGGTAAAATATTTTTTTCCGGCCATATGGCTAATAAAGTTATAACGCTAAAATACATAAGTGATGGCGTTGCTACCGCAGAAGAAAAAATTGTACATAAATTTGCAGAAGAAGCTATGTATAAAAGCATCGCTCATTCAATATTGTCAACCAGACAAAATACACCGGAATATATTGTAGCAAGATTTAAAAAAGAAAGATTTGCAGCAATAAGACAAGCAAAATTACGTTTGTCAAATCTTAAAATAGAAGAACTTACACAAACTTTAAGAGGTAAGTCTAAATGGATTAAACACTAATATATGCCTGAAATTAAGAATTTATTTACGTCTGGGAAAATGAATAAAGACCTAGACGAAAGACTTATTCCTAATAATCAATATAGAGACGCGCTAAACATCCAAGTTGCCAGCTCTGAGGGCAGCGATGTTGGTGCTATAGAAAACATATTGGGCAATACTGCAATATTTAATAGATCCTACAATCCAAGCCTTAATACATATACCCTATGGGGTTTAAATGACAGTGATACAAACTATTATGGTTTTGACAATGCTACTACTATTGGTGTTATTAAATACGACAAAGAAGAAAAAATATATTGGTTTATAACAGGCGATAATCAGGATGGCATATTAGAATTAGACCAAACTACTAATGTAATATCTCCTATACTTATAGATAAAAATAATGTTTTAAATTTTTCAAAAAATAATTTAATAACTGGTATAAATATTATTGATGGCTTGCTGTTTTTTACAGATGATTTAAACGAGCCAAAATCAATAAATATAAAAAAATTTAAAGATGCAACTGTATTAAGCGGTGACACTTCTCATACAGAAATATATGGTAGAGATTTTATTGAAGATGATGTTGTTGTAATTAAAAAGTCACCTTTAACAGCTCCCTCCGTAGAAGTAAAAGATTCTAAAAGAGAAGGGGCGGGCACTGGAATTAATCCTGTTTCAAATAGAAGAAATTTTACTGTTTTAGTTGACGGAGGTCCTGATTTTGAATCTAGACCTGTTGGCTATGAATTTTCGCCCAGTTTTTATATAAGACCAAATTGGAAAGTAGGCGATATTATAAATTGGACTAATCTTTATTCAAGCTCTACAGGTGAAACCCAAGAAATTTTAATAACAACAGCTATATTAAGCTTAGGCACAGGTTCAGGCGCTATAATCCCAAGATTTAAAATTTTAAGTATTCCAGAAGATGTACCAAATGAAAATTTAATGTGGGATGTTGTTTTAAAAGAAGAAGACCCTATATTTGAAAATACATTTGGTAGGTTTTCTTATAGATGGAAATATGCAGATAACCAATATTCAACTTTTTCTCCTTTTTCAACTGTAGCATTTTTTCCAGGAAGATTCAAATACCTTTCTTCTGATGGATTTAATGAAGGGATGCGTAATAACACCCGGTTTTTAAGGGTACATAGTATTGAATCTCCTCCGCCTGGAGTAAGTGAAATAGAAGTTTTGTATAAAGATAGTGTTTCTTCAAATATATATAGTGTTGATACAGTACCATTAGACAATAGAGAAATACAAATAGAGTCTGAGCTTATACATAAAACAATTGAAAGTAATCAAATATTAAGACCGTGGGATAATGTGCCTCGTAAAGCAAAATCGCAAGAAATAATAGGAAATAGAATAGTATATGGTAATTATTTACAAAATTATAATGTTTTGTATGATCTTGAAACTAATTTTTATGTAAGTTCAGTTGCTCATGATGATGCAGGTTTGGCAAAAGAATCTGTAAAAACGTTAAGGTCATATCAATTAGGTGTTGTTTGGAAGGATAAATACGGAAGAGAAACGCCAATATTTACAAATAAAAATTCAACATTAAAATTAGGAGGAAATAATTCAAATAAAAAAAATAAATTAGTTGCTTCTGTTTTATCAGAGGTTCCATCATGGGCTACTCATTTTAAGTACTTTTTAAAAGAAACCTCAAACCCATATTATAATTTAGCTCTTGATAGATTTTATTTTGCAGAGGATGGTAATATATGGCTTTCTTTTCCTTCTTCAGAAAGAAATAAAGTTGATTCAGAAACCTACCTTTATTTAAAGAAAAAACACGACTCAAATAATCCGCCTGCTGAAACGGTAAAGTATAAAATATTAGATATTGCTAACGAAGCTCCTGAGTTTATAGCTACAAAAAAAATGGCTATAGCAAGAGCTGAATGTGAATTGTCGGGGTCAAATAAACCTGGTGAAGACGTGCTTTCCTTTACTTTTTTTGGACCAGATTATGCTGAAAACCCAAACTTTGCTGAATCTTTTCAGTCCCCTAATCTTTTAAAAATTATATTAACTACTGCCGGTGCTGAAACTTCAGATAGCACTATAATGTATGAAATTGATTCTGGTGGTCCCACAGGGAAAACAGGTACGGGCGACCTTAGCAACAAAGCGGAATATAAAGTTACTTTAAAAAATGCAATTGGCCCGGATGGAGCTTTTCTTTCTAATGACGTTTCAGAAGGAGCCTCTATTGAAATTATTGTTTATGAAAATAAAATGCAGAAAAAAGCCGAATTTGAGGGTAGATTTTTTGTTAAAATAAATAGAGATTCAAATATAAAAACAAATATTATAGATGCATTTGGATCGGTTGTTGTAGAATATGTTATAATAAATTCTAATGAAATTAAATATGAAATAGCAACAAAGGGAGGTAGAGGCGCAGAACCTAAAAATAATGGACCAGGATGGAGAGATAATAAAGTTTCCAACAGAGTAGGAAAAAGAGGAAATATATCAGTAGGCCCACCGAAAAGCGGCTCTAGAAAATTTGTTGTAGGATATTCTATGTTTGACGGTTACCATGATTCGAGCGGCACCTCTATACCCTTATTAGATGATTATCTTTCAAAAACAGGGACGCTTTTAAGGTTTAAAGACACTTCTTCGGATAAATTAAGTGAAGTTTATACAATTGCCTCCGTTGAAGTCCGTGCTGAAAGAAGATACAGCAGGAATGCAGCGGACAGGAGGGGCTCTAACTGGAGAAAAGAAGTGTTGGTCACTTTAGATAGAAATTTAGAATATGGTATAACCATAGGAAACGACAGTTCTTCAAATGATTTTATACAAATATTAAAAGAAAGAACAATAGAAGGCTATGAGGTTTTATCATCAAACAATCCTTGTGTTTTTGAAACAGAACCAAAAGAAGCAGTTGATATAGATATATATTACGAAGCGTCTGATGCTTTTCCTGTTTCTGAAGCTAGTGATTCTAAGGAATTAAATTGGTTTAATTGCTATTCTTTTGGGAATGGTGTAGAGTCTAACAGAATAAATGATGACTTTAACGCACCTACTATTGATAAAGGCGTTAAGGTTTCTACAGTTTTAGACGAGCCATATGAAGAGGAGAGAAGAGCAAGTGGGCTTATATTTTCTCAAATATTTAATTCAACCTCTGGTGTAAATAATTTAAATCAGTTTATACAAGGTTTACCTATAACAAAAGATTTAAATCCAGCATACGGATCTATACAGAAATTGCACGCAAGAGATACTGATCTTATAACATTATGCGAAGACAAATGTTTAAAAATATTAGCCCAAAAAGATGCTTTATTTAATGCAGATGGTAATGCTAATATAACAGCAAATAATAATGTGCTGGGCCAAACTATTCCATATATTGGCGAATATGGTATATCAAAAAATCCAGAAAGCTTTGCGTCGTATGGGTTTAGAGCGTTTTTTACAGATAAAAACAGAGGCGTTGTTTTGAGACTATCAAGAAATGGCTTAGAAGAAATATCTGCGCAGGGAATGAGAGATTATTTTAAAGATAAGCTAAGCACCGCTACAAATGTTATTGGTAATTATGATGATAATTCTAATTGTTATAATTTATCTTTTAATGATGATACAATAAGCTACATGCAAGGCCTTGAGGGTTGGCCAACTAGAAAATCTTTTATTGCCGAATCTGGAATTTCATTAAACAATAAATATTATACATTTAAAAATGGCGTTATATGGAGTCATGATAATGAAACTAGAAATAATTTTTATGGTGTTCAATATAAATCTACTGTTAAGTTAGTGCTTAACGCAAACCCTTCAAATGTAAAAAGTTTTAAAACAATTAAATACGAAGGAAGCAGCGAATGGGTTGCTCCTAAAATTAAAACAAATTTACAAGAAGGCAAAGTTTTGGAGTTCAAAGACAAGGAGGGAATGTACTACAACTTTATAAAAGGCAATCATGAAGACTGGAATCAACAATTACAGACCGGGGGATTTGATAGTAAAGAATTTTTAACGCAAGGTATAGGAACACTAGGATCGATATCTGGATCAACAGATATAACACAATTTACTTTAAAAATAGAAGAAGACGGCGAATAATATGGCTTTAAATAATTGCAGCATAACATCACAGAGTTTTTCTAGGCAAAGCGGCACTGCTATTGGCGCGGACAATGCCACTTTAATAATAACCCCGGCGCAGGGTTATGTTTTAAATGCTACGGATTTTAGTGTTGATGATATAACCTATGCAAATAACGGCAATAACTTACAGTGGACCAGCGGCAGCAATGGAGTTACCTTGCCAACCGGCGTAAGTAGTATAACATTGTCTAATACAGGTGTAGCAAATTCTGTTGGAAATAATATTTCAGTATTAGTTGATTTAACAGATAGTTTTGTTATGCCAGATGCCGATACTACTTTGGTTATTGATATTGATGGCAGTGCAAATTTGCAATCATATAGTTTATCTGGAAATTATTCAACTACTGTTTCTGGAGCAACGCCTTCTTCAGAATCTAGCACATATAGTGGCAGCGGAAATTTTGAGCAACAAGTGACTGTACTAACAAAAGTTTTTTCAGCAGACTCAGGCAATTATTTTGAAACATTGCCATCTTATGTTTTAACTGCTAAAAACCCATCTAGATATGATATATCAAGAACAACCACAGGGTCTGATTCTGATGGAAATGTTACACAAGTTACTTTTACTGTTAAATACACTTTTTCAAATGAAAGCGAAACAGGAGATAATATATCGTTTACCGCTTCGGCAGAAATATTATTTGTGCCTAGTATAGAAATAGAGTCTTATTCTTTATTAACTTCAATAATAAACTTAAATGGAACAACCAGAGAAATGAAAGTTTTTGGTTACCCTGGTGCGCAATTTAGTTTAACAGTACAAAATCAAGCTTCAGATTCAATAGTATCAATATCAAATCAAGCTTTAGATTCTAATGGAGTTTATGAGTTTGATATAGAATTTCCTTCTGTTTCATCTTCCGATCAATACGATTTTGTTCTAACAGGGGATGGAGTATCTACAAATTTTGGAGGGTCTGGCCAACAGCCGCATACGTTTAGTATAAAACAATTAGGAGATATTACTGTGGAGGCAGGCTTAACACATACTAACTTAGATGTTACTATATCTACCAACAAATCTTTAGCTTTAGGGCCTCTTTCAGAGCCAGGCGATGACGAGGGCTTATTAGATAATACTTTCTCTATCACTTCTGATAAATTTTTAGTTTTAACCAGCACGACTGTTGATTTAACAGCATTTACTAATTTAAGTAATAATGGCGGCACAGAGTTTGATATTGCTAGTTTAGAATTTACAAAAATTAACAATAACCAAATAAACGCTACGTTAGATGGGTTTGTTAATATTGCTGGTGATCAAAATGTAACAACACTTTATTCTTTAGATACAAATATAAAAGTAAACAATAAATCATCTGTTGAAGATTTTGAAACAACTGTTAAAAGGAATAGTTTAAAAGAAATTTTTTTAGCCGGACAAGATATTGATGGTGATAATTTAACATTTGAAATTGTAGACCCTCCCCAAAACGGATCATTAGCGGTTGATAGCAACGGCGATTATAATATAGTAGATTTTTATAGCAGAACTTTGCCAGACGGAACTAAACAAATAGCAAAAAAAATTGACTATACCCACGACGGCACCACTAATTATACAGACAAGTTTACATTTAAAGCTAAAGACCCTTATGAAGACAGCACAAATATAGGCACTGTAGATTTAACAATACAAAATGATGCTCCTATAATTAGAACTGTTAACGGGGAAGAGGTTTCAAATAATGCAATAACATTAAGTGATGAATACTTTCCTGGCAAAACTTTATTCGTAAAAGTTGTAGCAAGTGACCCTAACAATGATCTTTTTTATTGGACCGTTGCGCAGCCAGCAAACGGAGGTGTTAATGACGTAAATATTGATAATGACTCTGAATTTTTCTTTAATTTTTTTGACGGTGCTGGAACAACTGACGCAAGTTCTCAAATAGTAGTTTCTGTAAACGACGGAGATTTATCTGATAGCGTAACAATAACGATAAATTATGCAAAAAGACCCACAGCAAATCCTAATTCTTTTGCTGTAAATAAAGGAGGCGACAAAGAAATAACTTTAACAGGCGATTCTAACGGAGGCGGTACTCTTTCATATATTATAGAAACATTGCCGGCTCATGGTGATTTGTACATTGATCAAGCTAAACAAACTCAAATAGTTCAATCTGGGTTGCCATATACCTTAAGTAGCGCTACAGTTTATTATGAGCATGATAACAGTAGTAATCTTGATGATGGTTTTGATTTTAAAGTTAACAATACTTCAAGAGATAGTTATCCAGCGACAATAGGTATAGCTGTAGGTGTTCCTGCTACTGGTACAAGCATAACTGTTGAGGATGTAGGTGACATGGAAGGTACTTTTATTTTTCCAATAGTATTAGGTACCAGTTCCGGCACTTTTGAAGCTCATTTTGAAGCCTTTGAGCAGCCTGATAGATTTCAGTTTTTATTTGATGAAAATGATTTAACTAACACAGAGACTGGGGCTCAGGTTGTGGCTGACACCTTATTTGTTGGAGATGATTTAGGCACTACCACTGACCCTTCAACCTCAACTCTTTCAGCTCCAAAATATACATATGTTGGTGCTAACGGGAATGGTGCGCAGCTGACGGGTGATAATGCTTCAATTTTTAATGCAGAAACTGATGCAAATGGAAATGTAGTGAACCATAGCATAGCTCGCGGCGCTTCTACACGCGTTATAAATACAGCTCAAAATTTAAGAAAAAGCAGTAAAACAAATCACCTTTCACAAAGCGGCAATACTCGACAAAAAGGCGTAATTTATCCTGTATTTTTAAATGCTACAACTACAACTGCTAGCAAAACTGATAGAGAGCCTCGAGACGGTAATATAGCCCTTAAGTATAATAAGCCAGCAACAACAAAATCTTTTACTTTATTTATAAGAGTATTTGGTGGATCAAGCGGGACTGCTTTTCGTATATATAGAACAATTTGGACTCCAGATTCAAATTAAATTTTTATTTAAAATTATGGCAACAGTAACATTAACATTTACAAATCCGCTAAACGTATCTTTGCAGGCAAACAATACTAATGGATATCCAGGCGCAGACATTGTATTTTTTAAAGATTCTGAAGATAATAAAATTTATAAGGTTGGACCGTGTATAGCAATATCAGAAAATACAATAACTTGTGATATTGAAGACGACGCTAAAAGACCTGGTAATGGTGATTTTATATTTTTTACAAAAAAGAAAGAAATAAATACCACAGGCATTATAGGTTATTTTGCAGAAGTTGACATGGAAGTTACTTCTACAACAAAAAAAGAATTGTTTGCAGTCAACAGTGAGGTCTTTTTAAGTAGCTAGGAAACATGTAATAATAATTATATGTCAAAAAATCTAGTTAAATCAAATAAAGAAAAGAGCGTAATACTTTCTGATTTAGAAACATTACAAAACGTATTTATAGAAAATAACCATATTGAAGGTATATATGGTGACGGTAAAAATTTAGTAAATAACGAAGTATTTCGTATTGAAAATGATTTTGCTGATCAGCTTTATATGCGAAAAATGTATATGCCTGAGCAATGTGTTGTTATTAGCGCTAATCATCATACAGAACATTTTTGGTTTTTAATGTATGGTAGAATATTAGTTACAACTAATGGCGAACAAGTTGAACATATAGCTCCATGTTATGAAAAATCTATTAAAGGAGCAAAACGATTAATATTGTCTTTAGAAGATTCTTTGTTTATAAACGTACATAAAAACCCAACTAACACTAAAGACATGAAAGAGGTTGAAGAATCTTTGTATTCTATAACCATAGAAGAATATAATAAAAAAGAAAAATTATGGCAGGAATAGCAACAGCAGCTATTATAGGCGCAAGTATATCAGCAGCCGGCGGAATTGCTGGTGGGTTGATCGGTGGAGGTAAAAGAAGAGCAGAGCAAAGAGCAGCGGCAGCTGAATTTAATGCTATGAAGGCTCGTTATAATAATTTAGATACTTCTAATCCTTATGCTAACCTATCAAATACATTTGAAGATTTAACTGTTAATACACAAGCAGCACAGTTTGCAGCTCAACAAAACCAACAGTCCACAGCAAATATATTAGGTTCAATGTCTGCATCTGCTGGCGGTAGCGGGGTGGCTTCATTGGCTCAGGCATTAGCCAATCAACAAACACAAGCATCGCAAGCCGCATCAGCTAGTATAGGTCAGCAAGAACAAAGAAATCAAATGCTTGCAGCTCAAGGAGAACAACAGCGCCAACAGTTAATTGCTTCTGGTGATGCAAGATCTCAAGAGCTAGAAATGCAAAAAACAGGTAACCTGCTTCAAATGGCAGCGGGAAGAAAACAAGGAGCTGATCAAGCACGGCAAGAAGCTTTAAGCACGGCGATAGGAGGGGTTACCGGCGCAGGTCAAATACTAGCTATGGGAGCTAAACCGACACCGGGGGGGTAGAGGCAACTCCTAGTGTAAGTCCACCTCAAATGTCAAGATTAGAAAAAAGCACACCAAGCACACAGTCTGTCCTCAACCCTTACGCAAATGTTACAACACAACCATTAAAAATTTCAACACTCCCGCAAATTGGCGGATTAACAACACGTACAACATCACAATAAAATGGCAACAGATTTTTTTAAAATAGGAAAAGCCGCATCCGGAGGAAGTGCAGGAACCAGCTCTATAATTGGAAAAGCAATTGAAAAAAATACTTCAATTTTTCTTAATTATTTGGAAAACCAAAAACAAAATTTAGAAAAGCAAAAACAAAAAGCTGAAAAAATTGATAGAGAAACAAAGCAATATATTAGCCAAATACCAAATGTAAATGCAATAAATAAAATTCCTGGTTGGATGAGGGATGATGTTAATAATTATTTAGTAGAGCAAAAACAATCGTACGCTGAAAAAGCTAGAGAATTAGCTAATATGTCATCTTCCGATGAGGCTTATA